TGTGAAACACTTGCGGTTGGTAAACCAAATACCCGTCGGATCCTGTCCACTATCAATATTATGAGAAAAGAACTCACCGCGATTACGCTGCTAATAAATTCTATTAGGCTCATCAAATGGTCCGACCCGAAGATACACAGTATCATTCCGATTCTTTCCACCTGGTGGGTTCTTTTCGTAAACAAAGATAGCAGAGCAGTCCTTCTACGCTACATAAGCATACTTTCTAGGTGGTTCTCCAGTAATGGAAAACTTTGGACCATCGATCACGTAAAGACTCTTCGTCTCTTTGCGACTCGATGGATGGCTGAACAGCCAATTACCGACTCCCCTTACCGAGTAAAACTCGATAAGAGTGGATGACCTAAAAGCATTGCATTTATGAAGCCCGCCCGCGATGACCTCCGAGGCTACGCAGCGACTCTTACGCTGCTGACGCTTCTTCGGTGTTTCGAGGGGGGTAAGAAGGAGGACCTTAAACCGATCGTGAGTCCTATGGAGGGTAGTATTCGTGAGTCTGTAATGAATTATTCAAAACAGTTCGCACGACGTATCCGTCGTCCTCATCTGGATCCGTGGAGTTTCCACTTCACAACTAAGAGAGGGCCAAACGGGCACGCTCTCGCTACGGCTATATCTGATGCGCTTGCCATGACCCCTGAAGTTATTCAGGCTTGTGGTAGCATTTCACCAGGTATTGACCGAGCGATTGAGAACTACCGTGCTCTGGTTTCCCAGAACTACATAGAACTTGGGACGGTGACGGATAGTAGGCCAGTACAACCTGGATCTGAACGAATCGCTAGAATTGTTTCCATTCCGGCTCCTGAGGGCAAGACGCGAGTAATCGCGCAGCAGGGTTACTACGTGCAGGCGGCTCTAAAGCCCCTACACGATTCCCTGATACGGATCCTTAAATCCATACCTCAGGACCTAACGTACACTCAATCGAGGGGCCCATCTAGGCTTAAGATCGAAAGTGGAAATTCCTTCCACTCACTCGACCTTACAGCCGCGACGGATCGGTTCCCGATTGAGCTACAGGTTAGGCTGCTGGGTGAAATGTATTCTGAGTCACTCGCTAATGGGTGAAGGACACTGATACGGCTACCTCACTACTTTGAACAATCAAGGAGTGAAGTGGTGTACCAGTGTGGTCAGCCGATAGGAGCTTACTCTTCCTGAGCTATTTTTACGCTCTGCCATCATATGGTGGTACAATGGTGTATCAGAAGAGTCAATCCGAACAATAAGAGCTGCTACATCATACTTGGGGATGACATTGTCATCTC